TTGGGGGAGTACTATACAAAAATGAGATCAACGATCCGTATAAGTGTCGTCGTTTCGTTTCGCAATTACAGTCATGAGTGATGGCTACCCGTTCGGGAAACTCTTGCCCTTCTCGTAGGCGTGACTGCTAGTACTCTGCAACTTTGAAGCCGAAGCAGATGTTTAATCCAACCCCAGAGGTATAGTTGGAACCATTTAGTCGCTCGTGCGTCCGATGTTTCAGGTGGCGCAGAAGGTACACGGTCGTTATTTGACGACAGAGGGAATATAGAGCATCGTAGTGAAAACGTCAACAGGTATGGATGAAAAAAATCAAGAAATTATCGAAAAAGTCTTAGCCTATAAGCTGGAGGAACATCCGACGCTTCCCTTGCCGAATAAACGGCAAAGGATGGAGATGATCCAGAACATTGGCCCGGAGAAGGTACTCGACTTGTTTCTCATGCGGGAGAACAAGATTAAGGCGGAACTGAACGATCCCATGCGGTATGGCCACGAGCTGCCACACTGGCCGGATGCGGATAAGCTCTTGGGGCGCTATAATGAGCTGGTCGTCCTTGGTGGGAACAGAAGTGGCAAGACAGAGTTTGCCGCCAAGCGTATGGCCCAAGCTTTCATCGGTACTGACCTCAACGGACAGGCGCCTGAGTGGGTAAAGGAGCGCCACGGTAAGCGCAACATCCGCATCTGGTGCCTGCACACTACCCACATGACTAGCGTCTCTGCCCAGCAGAACGTCTTCTACAAGTACTTGCCGCCTGAAATACGAAATATTAAACGAACTAATCATACGCAGATTAGCTTCAGCCAAAAGAACGGCTTCAGTGACAATACGGCGGTGTACATGGGTAACCAGATCTGGTTCCTCAACTATGCCCAGGACATTAAGGTCGTCGAAGGTGGTGAGGTGGACTACGTCTGGTGCGATGAGCTTGTCCCGCAGAACTGGCTTGAGACTCTTCGTTACCGTCTTGTTACCCGCTCCGGCAAGCTAATTGTCACCTTTACGCCGGTGCAAGGCTACACCCAGGTCGTGAAGGAGTACATCAACAGTGCCAAGGTTACCGTTAGCCGCCCATCTCCATTGCTACCCAATCACAACGTCCTAACCGTCCCCAAGGGCGAGATGCCCTACCAAGCCGAGAACCTTTACGGACGACATGCCTGCATCTGGTATCATACCGAGCTTAACCCGTACAACAACTGGGAGCGTATGAAGCAGGAGCTTTCGGGGCGCTCCAGCCACGACATCAAGATCCGCGCTTATGGCTGGGCAGATCAGACGGCTGGCTCCGAATTTCCAATGTTCGGTGACCACAACCTGTGGAAGGGTGACGCCGAGGAAGTCATCCCCGAGGGTAGCAACTACATGGCTATCGACCCAGCAGGTGCGCGTAACTGGTTTATGCTTTGGGCTAGAGTAGATAAGTACGGTATACTATGGGTCTACCGTGAATGGCCCGATCAAAGCTACGGTGAGTGGGCCTTGCCTAGTGATAAGCCCGACGGTCGAGCTGGCCCGGCACAAAAAGCGGGTGCTGGCCGCGGGGTAAACGAGTACACCGAACTTATCTGGAGCCTTGAGACTGCCGGCGACAAGCGTGAGATGATCGTGGACCGCTGGATTGACCCGCGGACGGCTGGAACCGAGACGATCACTAAAGACGGCGGCGTCACCGTGCTTGATTTGCTTAGTCAGGCTGACAATCCGCTTATCTTTACGCCTGCCGCAGCCCTGCCAATTGAGGAACGAGTGCTATTAATCAATGATCTTTTGTCATGGGATAGAGAAAAACCAATGGAAAAAGGAGTAAACCATCCAAAACTGATGATACATGAGTCTTGTCAGAACTTAATTTATAGTTTAAAGGAATGGACTGGACAAGATGGACAAAAAGGTGCTAGTAAAGATCCTATCGACGCTTTAGGCTATATGGTTGTCATGCAGCCAGCCTATTTTGGCGGCTTAGATTGGGAAAAACAATCTAAACGAATGTCTATGACAGGAAGTTATTAACATGATCTCACCAGTTGACCCTTTAGCTATTGCTTCTGATACGCCTGACATTGGCGAGCTATTGAGCGAGTACAATCGCTCGATGATTAACTCGTCGCAAGGCAACTTGGTGACAAAGTTTGATAACATCCGTTTTGCTCGTTGGGCAGGACAGACTGATGACGGGAAAAAGCATAGTGATTCCCGTCCAGAAGGCAGCCCGGCGTGGCCCTTTGAAGGTGCGAGCGACGTTCGTAATAGGCTCATTGACTCGTCTTGCAACGAACTGTCCGCGCTGCTAGTCACGGCCTTCCAGCGTGCAACCATCCGGGCCTCCGGCGTGACGCTTGACGATGCGCCGGTGAGCGGCATTGCAACGAACCTTTTGCACTGGATTCGCGACTCTAAGATGCCGCAGGAGCTTCGTAAAGAAGCCGAGCTTGGGGCGCAGTACGCTTTGCAATACGGCTGGAGCGCGTTCTTTGTAGGGTGGCAACAGAATATCAGCAAGCGTACACAGGAGATTACCGCTGAAGAACTCTTTCAGATGGCTGCGCAGGCACAGGGATCTGTGTTGGCCGAGTTGCCACAGATGATCTTGGACGCTCCAGATCAAGCTGCTGCGATTATTCAAGCTGCGATCCCCGATCTGGATGCGGCAAACGCTAAGCGCATGGTTAACGAGATGGCGACGACTGGCCGTGCGACGTATGACCAAGAATACGTCAGCCGCAATCTTCCCGAGATCGTTGCGCTCAAGCCCTGGGACGAAATCATCGTGCCGCCAGAGACGGCTGACTTGCAGCGATCACGGGTAATCTATCGTAGGACATGGATGTCCGAGGTTGAGTTGCGCGAGAAGATCACGACTGAAGGCTGGGATCCAGACTGGGTTGAGCGTGCGCTTCAGCAGATTGGCAAGAGCAGCACTTTCTACAACATCAACCTGCTCCCAACAACGACCATGTTGGTTTACAACGGCGTAAACTACATGAACATGGTAGAGGTTGTTTATGCTTACACGAAAAGCCTCGACGGAAAAGCTCCCGCCATCTACTTCACCGTTTTTTGTCCGCAAGCCGCGTCCAATCGAAAAGAAGATGCAGCCTCGTGGGCTATCCATCAGCGACTTGATTACGCTCACGGCGAATACCCGTTTGTTGAATTCCGTCGTGAACAGTTGCGCCGCGCTATTACTGATACTCGTGGTATACCCGAGTTGGCTAGCACTGATCAAGACGAAGTCAAAGCCCAGCACGATTCGATCCGGGATCATACTGCCTTCTCGACTCTACCTCCCATCAAAGTCGTCAAACGAATTGGTGCCATCAACAAGGTGGGCCCAGGAGTACAGTTGCCTGTCGTAAGTCCTACGGACTACAGCTTCATGGAGCCGCCTGCGCGTGAACCCACGGTGGCGTTTAAGCTCATTGAGCGTGTGGAAGCCAATCACGCTGCGTACTTCGGCACGCTTAATGCGTTTGTGCCGCCAGCCAAGACGCAGATGTTGCAGCAGTTGCTTGTGAACAGCTGGCTCTTAAGCTGGCGTAACATCTACCGGCAGATGTTTGCGTTGTGCTGCCAGTACATGAGCCCGGAAGAGATCCTGCGCGTCACTGGCGGTCAGTTGCCACAGAGCTTGTCTGAGATACACAACGAGTTCGACCTTAACGTCCGATTTGACGTGATGGACATGGACAAGGAGTATATCGCGCAGAAGATCGATTTCCTTACGAAGGTTGCCCAACTCGACACGGGCGGCGTGCTTAACAGGACGCGCCTCACTGAGATGATGATCCAAGCTATCGCGCCTGAAATGGCAAGCGAGCTTATTGTCAACCAACAGCAGGCCAGCGTGCAGATGTTTAAGGACGTGCAGAGTGACATTGGCATGATGCTCCTTGGCAATGAGGCGCTGTACCAAGAGAACGACCCCGCTGCACAGACCAAGTTGCAATACGCGCAGCAGGTGTTGCAGTCTAACCCGAAAGCGCAGGCTGCGTTGCAGCAGGACGAGAACTTCAAGGCGCTGTTTGAAAACTACGTTAAGAGCCTGCAAATGTCGGTTATGCAGCAGCAAAACGCGCAAATTGGCCGAATCGGTGTAACTCCTGTATCTCAACAATGACGGAAAATCAAAAGGACGCCTTTGGCTTTTCAGGTAAAAACATTATCTGGAGCGAAGTGCTTAAAGTTATCGAGCAGTTGCAAGAACAGCACTGGATGATGGCTATAAGTAAAGACTGCAAAGGAGAAGATAGAATACATTCCGCAGGGCAAGCTGATGGGATTAATCTTACTTTGAGCACACTTATTGAATTAAGAAGGCAAGCAAGAGAATTAAATGGCTTGACTAATAACGAAGATTTGGCATAACGCCACTAGCGGGCTAACCAGCGCTACTGGTTTGATTATATAAAGGACTTGCTACCTATTAGCATGAACGAAGCACAAACACAGCCTGACGCCGGGAGTCAGGAGGCAGGCAGTACACCCGTTGCACAGAAACTCGGTTTGCTGGACCAGCAAAGTCTTAGTGACCTGCTCAAGTCTGGTTTCCTTGACGAGAAGGAGGCGGCTCCCGCCACAGAGGAGAAGGCTGAACCTGTAGCTGAGACTGAGGAGCCAATTGTGGACTCGGAAGCTGAAGCAGAGGTAGAAGCCGATCAGCCCATTGAAGAAGAAGCTGAAGCTGAAGAAAGTTCGTTAAGCAAGGGCGTACAGAAGCGCATCAACAAGTTAGTTGCTGCGAAGAAGGCCGCTCAAGCTGAACTGGAAGCGCAAAAGTCGCGTCTGGCTGAACTGCAAAAGGAACTGGAGACTGCGAAGTCCTCAGCGCCGGCAAGACAGGTGGACGTATCTGATGTTGTCGAGCGTTTGACTACACTTGAACAAGTGAAGGAAGAACGCCAGAGAGCGTTGGATGTCATTTTGTGGTGCGAAGAGAACCCAGATGGTGGAGTCATCACCCTGCCCGATGGCACGGAGAAGGATCTTACCGACCAGGAAGTTCGCAGCATGAAGAGACTGGCGATTCGGCGCAAGGAAATCGAGCTGCCAGCCCGCGAAGAGTACCTGCAACAGCAGTCCTACGTCGAGGGTGAAGTGGTGAAGGACTTTCCTTGGTGGAGCAAGCCAGAGACTGAGGAGTACCAAACTGCTCAACAGATTCTGCGTGAGTTCCCAGAGCTGAAGAAGCGCCGAGCAGACTGGAAACATGTAGCTGGATTATTAGTTATGGGAATCAAAGCCTACGGCGAAAAGAAAGCACAAAAGAAACCAACTGCACCGATCAAACGCGCCCCTGCCCAACCGTCAATTAAGGCGGCACCGGCAAGGACGACCCAGACGGACCTTCAGAAGGCCAAGCAATCGTTCATTCGGAACAATTCAAGAGATGGGATGACTGACGTAATCAAAGCAATGGGACTTGTGTAAGTCCTTAACAATCAAACTTAGTTTTTCACTCTTATGGCACTTCTTACTGAACCCCAACTTAGCGGTCGCGGTCTACGCGAAGACTTGATGGACATGATTGCGCTCGTTGACGCAAAGGACACTCCTTTTACGTCGATGGCTCGCAAAGGCAGCAAGCCCGGAAATATGTACTTCCGCTGGCAGTCTGACTCGCTCCCCACTCCTCAGGTGGGCGGTGTGGTTGACGGCACGGACGTTTCCACCTACGACAACTATGTCGTTGGCTACCGCGCTGAACTCGCCAACTACGCGCAGGTTTTCCGGCGTGCAGTGCGCGTGTCCCGCCTCACCCAGGACATCGCTGATGTCGCTGGTGTGCGCGACGAACTGGCTGACAACGTCAGCAAGGGCATCACTGGCATCAAGCGCGACATGGAAGCGACATTCACGTCGAACCAGCTCTCGCAGCAGGACAACGGCACGACTCAGGCCTACCGCACCGCTGGTGTGCAGACCTGGATCAGCAACGCCGGAACTGGTACGCCAACCCCCGGAGACATCCCTTCGATCTTCCGTACCCCTCTGACCTCGATCCTCACTGGTGCATCCAGCGGGTTGACGGACGCAGGTGTGCAGGGGCTCCTGAAGTCGATCTTCGACCAGACTGGCCACTACACCAGCTTCGACGCCATCGTTGGAACGGACCTCAAGCGTGCCTTCACCGGCCTGCTTGGGACCACGGCTCTGACCACGGTCAGCAACTCCAGCAACACGCTTGCTGCTGGTGCGACCAAAGTGCAGACCTTCCAGCGTGACGCTGCCGCTGACACCTTCATCCAGAGCTTGGACGTGTTTCAGGGTGACTTCGGAACGGTGCGTCTGCATCCTTCCACGTTCATCGGAACCGTGTCCGGCACGACCTGGACGCCCACACCTTACAAAGGTCTTGTGCTCGACATGAACCTCATCGAGGTTCGCTACGGCGGCAACGTCGCTAACGTCACCGCACTGCCAGATTACGGTGGTGGCCCTGCTCGCCTCATTGAAGCCGTTGCAGGCTTGGTTGTTGGCAACCCGCTCGGCCTCGGGAAATTCGACTACTCCTCCTAGTAGTTGCTAATACGCGACACCTGCCGACCTTGGGCCTCCATACCCGAAGGCGCAATAAGAGTGGTGTGACAGCCGGGAGAGACCGGCACCTTTTTTACTATGATTACAATCCCTACTGATTTAGTGCCGCAACTTGAACAAGAACTGCGTCGTGGATGGCAAAAGAACCGTATTGAAGCGGAAGTGCAGGCCAAGCAGACGCAGAAGATTAACCGAGAACGGCACAAGTCAATTGAGGGGTTGGGTCAGTTGACCGCCAGAATACCTCCTACGGCCTACCACTTTTGGGGCCAGAAGCTCGGATATGAATGTTGGAACGATAAAGCGTTCATGGATGAGTTTTTGCGTGACAATCCTGAGTGTCGAGTCAATAGTGGAGGGACCAAAGAAATCCATGTTGGCTGGACGCCGACAAATGTTCGTTCCCGCACCGTTTATCAATGAAGACAGTTCCGTTTAGCGACATTCTTGCTTCTGTCTGCCAGCTTGTAGGGCTGGATCGCGCCACGCTGAACGATAAGTCTTTTGGAGCCATTCGTGACTTTACAGGCAGACGTTTGTCTGTGATCTGGGATCGCGAAGAGTGGCCTGACATTCAGCGGTACATGTACACTTGGCCGGGGTTGCCCGTGGAGTCGATTGACGCTGGGTTAAATATTTTGGCCACTGAATCCGATATTCCGATAGCCACAGAAGACTTGCAGGACTTGTTTGCTCAAAACGACCTTAACACAAACACAACGCGCATTAACTTTGACACCAACTTTAAGCGCATTTACTTGCAGGACTTTGCAAACGACGCTTACAAAAAGAACACAATTTCTCAGTCGCATGTAAAGTTTTTGAACCCATTTTACGGCTCAACCGGAAACGGAGACTTGTCTCCAATTGACGAAGAGCAATATCAGTTCACTTATTCGACTGCAACTGACAGCATCGGTGAATATATAACAAGCATTGTTGTTGAGACGCCATTTATAAACACAAATTATTTTGAGTACAGCGGCCCAAACTCACCTTTGACAAGCAAGGTGTTGTTTATGGACAACCAGCAGTTGCTCATTCAGATTCCAGAGGGGTCTTTGCAGGGGTTGAACATCTACAGCAACGATCCAAGACAATCAACCAGAGCAATTCCATTGCCGTTTATTGCTGAAGACTTTGCAGACCAATCCCCACAGTCATTTAACGATGATGTGAGTTATCTTCGCACATTTGATTCTGGCCGTCAGTTTGTGCAGTATCGCTTGGAGCCGCCCCGCATGTTTGGCTTGAAATACGATGCAACCTCCACATACACGACTGGGGCGCAGATTTACTTTGACCTAGGGCAAAATAGCGGAAACTACTACATTGGAGATAAGGCAAAGCCAAGTAATGGAAACTTCTTCTTTGCAAAAACCAACGTGTCCGCTGGAGTTAGCCCATCTGGGCAAGCGTCGGAAATTTGGCAAATTGTTGAAATTCCTGCTAGGTTTAGGGATTATTTAGCAAACTCTGTGTCTTCTGATTTCTTGAAGTCTGAAGGTCGCGCAGAAGAAGCCGTGGTGTTTGAGCAGTTGGCCGAGTCTGCAATCCAGCAGCAGATTGATGTTCTTATTCGCCAGCAGGGGCAAGTTCAGAAGCTAGACATGGTGTACACTTACTGACATGATTACTCAATTCATTAGAAAGCGAAACGCCAACACTTCGCTTGACGTAAATAAAAATTTCGCTCGCGTTCAAGTAAGTGGTAATTCCAAAACATTTGTCTTTAAAAAAGTAGACGTTCCTTCAAGTGCCCGCATTTTGACGCAAGCAAATGATTTTCTTAATACCGAAGCCAGCCAGCGCATTAACATTGGTTAACCCATGAGCATTAAAATTTCCGATCTTCCACCAGCGGCAATCGCAAATGACGCTGATATTATTCCGCTCGTTCAAAGCGGCACTACAAAAAAAGCAGCCATATCTTTAGTGCGTCCAGCGTTTGGAACAGGGCCAACCAATGTATGTGTTGGGAATGACCCCCGCCTAAGCGATTCGCGCACCCCCACCGGGGCTGCTAGTGGCGATTTAACTGGCACTTATCCAAGCCCAGAATTAACAACAACTGGCGTTGCCGCGTCAACTTACGGATCAGTTAGCCAAGTCGGCCAGTTTTCAGTAGATGCCAAGGGTAGAATTACTTCAGCGGCTGCTGTTGCCATTGATGCAAGTGCTATAGGAGCTGTAAAATTTACAGATCTTGGAACTGGGGTTTCTACATTTTTGCAAACTCCAACCAGCGCAAATCTGGCTTCCGCACTTACTGATGAGGTTGGTACTGGATCTGTGGTGTTTGCAAGTGGAGTTACTGGAACTGGATCGGCTGTTTTAGCAAGCGGGGTTGTTGGGACAGGATCGGCTGTTTTGGCGAGCGGAGTTACAGGTTCTGGTGACGCTGTTCTTGCAACTACGCCAACAGTGCAAAATCCAACAATTAATGGATATGTGGAAGGAGTTACATCCGTAACAGTTGCATCAAATTACACTATATCTATTGCAACAAGCACGGTAATTATTGCACAGCTAACCTCTGGCACGACATGTACGTTTGCAATGCCTGCATTGCAGGCAGGAAAGTCATTTACCTTGTATCTTAAGCAGCCGCCTAGTGGAACAACTGTTGGTTCTGTAACATTTACTAACGTCGTTTGGTCTGGAGGACTCGCGCCAACAACAAATAACACTTTTGGAAGGCTTGATATATTTTCATTTGTTTCTGACGGAAATAAATGGTACGGAAATGTTTCTAAAAACTACGTTTACTAATGTTTTCAAAATCTTTTGCGCTTTCTCAAGGAATTGCCCCTACAGCAGCATTCAATCTGCTGCTTGTTGCTGGCGGCGGTGGTGGTGGTGGTGATGATAGCTCAGCTGGGGGTGGAGGCGGTGGAGTGGTCACATCAACGACTGCAACACTTGAAATTGCCCAAGCGTACACCGTAACTGTTGGCGCAGGAGGCGGAGGCGGTTCGCAGGGGCAAGGTTCTAGCGGGACAAATTCACTTATAGAAAATTCTTTATTTTCTTCTCTTGGCGGCGGCGGGGGTGGCGGGTTTTTTGGTATTGATGGCCTTAACGGTGGTTCTGGCGGCGGAGGTGCTACAAGAGATGCCAGTGTTGGAGCGGCTGGGCTAGGAACTTCAGGGCAAGGATTTAATGGTGGAATAGGAAATGCAGCAACAAGCAGAGCTGGTGGGGGTGGTGGTGGTGGTGGGGCTGTTGGCGGAAATGCAACTGCGTCAGCAGCAGGAGCCGGTGGAGCTGGAAAATCTGTAACGGTTGCGGGTGCTGCCACAGTTTACGGAGGAGGAGGAAGCGGCGGACGCGCTGACAGCACAACCAGATTAGCTGGAGGCAATGGAGGCGGAGGCGCAGGAGGCGCAGGAACTAGCACTCTTAGGGTTGGCCTTCCGGGAACTGACGGGCTTGGCGGCGGCGGGGGAGGTGGAGCGTTTTTAGGCGAGGGAGGAAATGGCGGCTCTGGACGTGTAGTAATTTGGTACGCTGGAGCGCAGCGGGCAACCGGAGGCACTGTCTCAGTAGCAGGCGCAAATACGATCCACACATTCACAACCTCTGGTACAATCACATTTACTTCGTGATTGCATATCTGTAAGATTATTTTAGCCACATAAAGTTATGCCAGACATCAAAATCTCTCAACTTCCAGCGGCAACCGCCGTTAACAACAATGATATTGTTGTCTTAAATCAAGGCGGAAACACTAAAACTGCCACAAAAAGCCTGCTTGTTGCTGGACTGGCTACCACAAGCCAAATTTCTGGATTAAATAGCGCACAGGTT